AAGACGTGGGCGCGGCCAACGACGAAACCGGCATCGTGATCGGCGCAATTCACGGCTACCCGTGCAATCTGCTACACAACGAGGCGGTCAAACTGCTGCTTGACCCGCTAGAAAAGCGTATCGAGGTGCTGTGCCAAGCGTTCAACCCGACGATGGTGCTGATCGAAAAGAAGAGCGTAGGCGGCCCACTTGCGCAGAACCTCAAGCGGCGCGCGGGCTGGCGCTGGCCTGTCGTCGCGGTCGACCCTGGACAACTCAGCAAAGCCGAGCGGCTGTGGGCTCAGGCACCGTGGTTCCAAGGCGGTCGCGTCCTATTCCCGAGCGCCCGCGCACAAGCCCTGCTGCCGCCGGTGCCGCCGCCCGCCAACGGTACGGCGGACTGGGCAGACTACAAGCGCGAGCTCGCCCGATTCACGGGAAACAGGAAGCTAAAAGAGCGCGACAACCGTGTGGACGCCACGTCGCAGTTGCTCAAACACCTCAGCGCGCCCAACCTGATGGCCCTATGCGCTTGACCTTGCGCCGATCTACAGCAGGGGCTACCCTATCCACGCTGCCCACACGGCGGCACAGGTACGCCAATGGCACGCCGCCCCAAAGTTGACCCGACCGTCGCAGCCGCAACGGCGTTCGCCCAAGCCCTAGCCGCACAGGCCACCAAGCAGGCTACAGCCGGCGACACCGCCACAGCCAAGCGGCTCGGCAATGTCCGCGCCGACGCCTGGCAGAACGTCTACAGTGGCATGGGTATCCAGGGCCGTGACCGCAGCATGTCGACCACGTTTGCCCAGCGCGAGCGGTTGACGTCTACGCAGTGCGGCGTACTGTACCGCCAGAACTGGCTAGCCAAGCGTCTGGTCGACGACATCTGTAGCGACAGCGTGCGCGCTGGTTTCGTGCTGGAGGTTACCGACGACCCCGACACCAGCGAAGGCGGCACCCCCGAGCGGATGTATGCGGCGTGGAAAGCGCTGCACCTGTTCGAGCGGCTGCGCGAGGGCTTGCGCTGGGCACTGGTCTACGGCGGCGGCGCTGGGCAGTTCTATACCGACGACCCGGCGCCCACCGGCGGCGCGTTGCAAGGCGTGGTCGGCTCGGGCCTCATGCTGGCCGACGAGCTACCCAAAGGCGCGAACCTCAAGCAAATTATCGTGGTTGATTCCCGGTATGCGATCCCGGACCTAACCCGCTACACGACCGATCTCGACTCGCCCAACTTCGGCAATCCCGACGTAACCCTGATCACTCCATACGGGTTTTCGTCGTTCGTCACCCCGCAGCGCACGCATTGGAGCCGGATGCTGCGTTTCGAGGGCATCCCCACCGATGCCGTCACCCGGCTGGCAAACCTGACCTGGGGCGATAGCATCTATGAAGCCGCGTGGGATCCACTACAACGCTACGGCTCGGCGTTCCAGGGCGCGGCCACGCTGGTATCTGAGTTTAGTCAGAAAGTCTTGAAAATGAAAGGTCTAGCCGACCTCATGGCCGGCGACCAAGCCAGCGCGATTCTTGGGCGCGTGCTCGGCGTGCGCATGGGCTTGGACGTGACCGGCATTGCGCTTGTGGACGCAGACAGCGAGGAACTGACCCGGCTGACGGCGCAGGTCGCCGGGCTGCGCGACCTGCTCGACAGCTTCCGCGCCGAAGTCCTGGGCTCGACGCGGCTGCTGAAGTCCCGCGTCTACGGCGGCGAACAAGGCGAGCTCGCCAGCGGTCAAAGCGACGCGCTGACGTGGGCTAGCTACGTCGCCGGCTGGCAGGATCACGCCATCGTGCCGAACCTGGAGCGCGTGACCCGGCTGATCTTCGGGTCGTCGGACTGGGCGGCGTCGGGCGGAAAGGTGCCGAAGCGGTGGAGCATCAAGCCGAACCCGATCACGCCACCGGACCTTGACGCGGAAGTGGTGCGGCGCAAGACCCAAGCCGAAATCGATAAGATTTACTGGGAAGTGGGCGCGCTCGAAAAGTCTGAGACCCGCAAGAGCCGATTCGGCGGCGCCAAATACAGCCACGAGACGACGCTAGACCCCGAGTTTACCGCCGCGCTTGAGGAAATCGACAAGCGCAACGTGGGCAACGAAGCCGCCGAGCCGCCGCCGGCTGAGCAATAGCCGTGGTCACGCGCAACGCCCGTGTTGGGCGCGTAGGTCGCACGGCTGGCCACATCGCCACCGGCAACGCGGGCCAGTTGGCTCGGCTTGCTGCACGCCCGCAGCCACGGATTACGCTGCCGCACCCTGACGGCGTGGCGGTTGACTATGCCAAGGCGCTCGGTCGGGTCGCCGATCAGTCGTTTGCGTGTTTCAAGCCGTTAATTGCCGCACTGTACCGATGGCAGGCAATGGCCGATGCCGTGCACGCCCGCGCAGATGCCAAAAAGCCGTTCGAGGTGCATTTTCCAGGCGAGCCACCACCAGAGCACAAGATCCCCGCCGCGCCTGAAGGAATCACCAAGCGCGAGCATGGCCCCCTTGCTATGCCTCCCGGCATGCGCGGCAAGGCTAAGCCTGAGCGTCTGCTAGACCTACCCAAGAGCGCTACGCATCCGACACCGGCGCAAGAGACGGACAAGCCGTTCGAGGTCCATTTTCCAGGTGAGCCGCCGCCCGAATACACGATCCCAATCCCGCCGCCCGGAGCAGCCAAGCCACTGACCGCTGAGCAAGAGCGCGCCGCCGAACAGAACAAGCCGCACTCACCCAGCGAGAAAGGCGCGCGCGCGTTGCCATTGCCAATGGAAATCGAGACCGAGATCGTCGCCGCGTCGCACCGGTTGACCATTTTGCGCGAGGGGCTACCGACGAAAGGGATCGCAGGGCGAGCCGCTGACATGCTTGTGAAGTGGTCTACCACCGTGAACACGCGGGTTCTTGAAGACCTCGGCCTAAACCCGGTCAAGCCCGGCACCGCGCTAGCCCAAGCCCGCGACGCATGGGTCAAAGACAACGCCGCGCTGATCACGTCGCAGCCGCGCGAGATTGCCGACCGTGTCGAGGCGCACATTCGCGAGATGGTACCGCAGGGCGCGCGGTGGGAGACCATCGCTAAGAAGCTCGAAGAGGAACACGGCATAGCGACAGGCAGGGCACGGCTTATCGCGCGCGATCAGGTGTCGAAGTACAACGCGGACATGAACCGGATTCGGCAGGTTGACGCGGGCATCACGCACTACGTTTGGATGGGCGCGATGGACAACCGCGAGCGCCCGGCCCACGTTGCGCTAGAGGGCACGGTCTGGTCTTGGGATTCGCCACCGCCGATCGGCAACCCTGGCGAGCCAATTATGTTCCGGTGCAGCGCAATACCCTGCGTTTCTAATCAGGAAAAGGCCAAAGCCGCACCCATGACCGAGCAAGACCTAATCGACCGCACCGCCGCGCTTGGACCGACCCAGCGGCAAGGCGAAGGCGCGACACCGGCCGAGGTTCGGGAGCGTGCGGCGAAGGAAGTGGCCACCGAGATTCGGCTGGCTAACCGCCGGTCGACTGTGGCGGCGGCTCCGAAGGCGACGGCGAACATGCTAGAGTGATCAGCGGTCGCCCAGCCCGCCGGCGAGGGAACGAATCGGGATAGCGCCGCCGCAGTCGCTGGCAAACCTTGGCCAGCGCGTTGCGCGTCAAGCCCAGTTCGGCAGCCGCGTCGCCCAGCGTGGCAGATCGGCGCAGGACTTGGGCGATGTGGGCGTAGTTGTGCACGGCGCACCTCCGCCCGCAATCATGCCGCAAATCGCGCCACCTTGCTAGCCCGGTAGCGACAACAATCCTTGCCGATTGTTGCCCAGAAGCGAACAATGTGCGCATGGACGTTGCCCAGCCCCGACTAGACCCCGTTGAATTCCGCGCCGACGCTGCGACCCCGCAGACGCCGCCCGGAATGCTGCGCGGCACGTTGATCGTTGCGGCTCCCGGCGTCTACAAGTTCGCCAACGCTTCCGGCAAGATGTGGCGCGAATACGTGCCGCCAGCGGTGTTGGCCGACCCCGAATACCGGGCCAGCCTCGCGCAATTGCCGCTGACGCTGGCGCACCCGACGCCCGACATGCTCGGCGATCAGGTGGTCACGCCGCACAACGCCCGCGAGTGGACGATCGGCAGTACCGGCCCCGGCGAAGTTCGCGCAGACGGCGCTTTGCAAGCCCCGGCGTTGATCTGGGACGCGCGCGGTATCGAAGCCAGCCGCACGACCCACAAACAGGTAAGCGCTGGATACACCGCCGCCTACGACTTTACGCCCGGCACCACGCCCGACGGCCAAATCTACGACATCAAGCAAATCAAGCGTACCGCGAACCACAACGCATTAGTTCCCAACGGCTTGCACGGCGCTGCGGCCACCTTTCGCGCGGATGCTGCCGACTGGGCCTTTCGCGTTGACGACGACAAAACAGGAGTGACCACGATGGCAAAGCTGAAGATCGGCACCGTTGAATACGAGATCCCCGACGCGGTAGCCGCGCCGATTGCCGCGCACATCGACGGCTTGGCCGTTCGCGCCGACGCTGCCCCGGCTGAGAAGACCCGCGCTGACACCGCCGAGGCCGAACGCGACGCTGCCCGCTCTGAAGTTGAAGCGCTCAAGGCCGCGCACGTTGCCGAACTCGCCACGGTGCGCGCCGACGCGATGCCCCAGGCCCGCGCCCGCATCGCGCTTGAGACCCAGTGCGCCGCGATCTGCGGCAAGGACTGGAAATCCGACGGCAAGACCGACCTGCAATGCCGCGCTGATGCGCTCAAGGCGTTGAACGTCGAGATCCCCGCCGCGCGTGCCGATTCGGCCGACTATGTTACCGCGCGCTTTGATGCGGCTGTGGAAGCGGCGAGCAAGCGCACCACCGGCGACCTATTGGCGGCCGGCATGAACACCCAGGTCCGCGCCGACGGCGCCAAGCCTGACGATGAGCTGGCCAACGCGCGCAAGGCCCGCGACGAATACAACCGCCGGATGCGCGGCTAACCCTCAGACCCCTAGGAGATGCGACCATGTCGATCACTTCAGTTCCAGCCGCAATCGGCAAGCAGATTCCCGGCCAGTTGGCCTACCGCAGCGACGACTTTCTGCGCACTTACAGCGGCGTGCTGTACGACGCGAACGCCGTGGCTCCCGGTCTTGGCCTGATCCAGGACGCGACCAACAACAGCGTGAAGCTCCCCACGGCGGGCACTGGCGGCGCGTTCGTCGGCGTGGCGATCGACGACGGCACCCTGCCGATCGAGACCGCCGCCTACGTCACCGGCAAGGTTATCCCCTACGTCGACGGTACCCGCGGCGTTGTGGTCAAGACTGCCAAACTCATGGCGATCGGCGACGATGTGTTCTTGACCGACACTGCAGCCGGCACCGGCGCGATCGGCACCTTCACCAACGACGTGGACGGCGGCAAGGCCACCAAGATCACGGCGGGCGTCAAGTGGTGTGAAATTATCAGTGCGACCGCGGCCGTCCTCACGATCAACAAGCCGTAAGGCGCTGGAACACAAGGGAGAACCTAAAATGAACGCTGCTCAAATTTCCCACGTCCGCGCCGACAGCAACCGGCTCGCTGCGTTTGACCATCTGGACCCGTTCAGCAACTTTGCTGAGCGGTACAACAACTCGCGCATGGCCGCCATGGTCGCAGGCACGATCCCCAACGCCCGTGCCGACGCCGCCGCCGGTACCGCCCTCGCTCGTGAACTTGAAAAGGTTTCGGCGATCGTCACCGAGCAGAAGTACCCGCACTTGACCAGCTTCGAGGTGTTCCCGCCCGCGCCGGATCAGCCCGACCCGTGGCAGGAAAGTTACTTGGTCAAAGACCTGGTTGGCGCCGGTGGCCGTGTTTCGCACAGCTACATGGACAAGGGCACCGCAGCCGACCTGATCATCTCGTTGAACACGGCGATCCCTGTGATCCCGTACATCAGCCACGCAGGTTACACGCTCCCCGAGATCGCCCGCGCGGCTCTAGGCAACGTGGCGCTGCCGGCTTGGAAGTTGCAATTTGTGCGCCGCGCGATCGAAGAGGCGCAGAACACCGCGAACTGGTTCGGCGATGCGTCGACCGGCGTCGCGGGCTTCTGGGATGCCACCGGCGTCACGACCCCGGCGGTTGTGGCCAATGGTGGCACCGGCTCGCCCCTGTGGGCCAACAAGCTGCCCGACGAGATGATCGACGACATCAAAGAGATGATCGTTGCTCACCAAGCCAAAGTGCGGGCGATCCCCGAGCTGACCGCCAACTGCCTCGCGCTGCCGCCCGAGTCGTACACCCTCGCGGCGACGACCTTCGTCAGCGTCAGCAACGGCAGCAACATCACGGTGCTCAAAGCAATCGAGATGTTCGGCGAGTCGCTGGCCCCCGGCTTCAAGGTGGTGCGCGCCTACGAGTTGAGCACCATCCCCGCCGGCAAGACCGGCGCCGGCAACCGCGGCATGTCGCTCTTCCGCAGCGACGGCATGGTGGTTGGCCGCGTGGTGGCGATGCCGCTCAGCTTCCTGCCTCCCGAGGTCGAAAGCCTGGCGACGACCATCGTGGGTCACGCGCAATCGGGCGGCCTCTGCGTTCGCTACCCGGTGGCAATCGAACAGCGCTACGGCCTGTAAAAGGGTTCAAAATGGCCGTCACCCCCGCCAGCGTTAAAGCGTTCGCGCCAGAGCTGGCGGGGGTTGACGACGGCATTTTGACCACGTTGATCGGTTGGGCGCCGGGCCATGTCTCGGCTAGCGTGTTCGGCACCGACCACGATCAGGCGGTGACCCTGTGGACGGCGCACACGGCGCTACGGCAGGCGGGCGGCGCTTCGGGCACGATCGGGCCTGTCACCAGCCGCAAGGTTGGCGACGTGACGGTAGCCAACGCAGGCGGCGACAGTGCCGATGTCGGGCGCGGCTACGGCACCACAGGCTACGGCGTTGCGCTTCAACGGTTGATCCGTCGGTACACGGCGGGCGGCCGAGTCGTCTAGGGGGTGACATGAGCGTACAAGTCACTTTCACCGACGACGACAAGTTGTATCGCAAGATCTTGCGGGAAGTCGCGAAGATCAACAAAGCCGAGATTACGGTAGGCGTTCACTCGGATACGGGCACCTATAAGCCGGCCGACGGCGAAACGGCCGATGGAAAAGAGCCAACGATTGCATATATCGCCAGTTGCCACGAGTTCGGTAAGGGACACAACCCGGAGCGGTCGTTCCTGCGCTTCGTCGAAGCCACCGGCGCGCCGATGAAGATGTTGCAAGAGAAGGCGGCCGAACTCTGCCATGGCGAGTTGACCGCGCGGCAGGCGTGCGAGCAAGTCGGGCTGTTCACAGTCGGCAAAGTCAAAGAGCGGATTCGCAATGGCCCGTTTAAGCCGTTAAACCCCGACTACGAGAAGCGGAAGCTGAAGAAAGGTGCGCACGGATCGGGGCTGCTTAGCAAGACTGAGAAGCAGACGATTTTGGTCGATACAGGCCAACTGATCGCCAGCATCACCCACAAGGTCACTGGCGCGGCCGGCTGGGGTTCGGCCAGCGCGAGCACAAAAGCCGCCGTGGGCGGTGCCGCATGAGCACCACCGTAGACGACGCCGTGTTGTCGCTCGCCTCGTCGGCCGTGGTGCGCTACCGAGCCGCGGCCGGTGCGTACAGCACAACCGCTGGCAATAAAGGCGTTTACGTCCGCGGCGCCGAGACATCAACGACCATCGCCGGCTGCATGGGTCCGATCAACGACCGCACGCGCCAGTTGCTCCCCGAGGGCATCCGGCTCAGTGCGCGCTACATGGTGCACACCTTGGCCGATGTGCGCGGCGACCAACCCACCGCCAGCGGCACGGCCATTTCGACCGGCGACCGCATCGGCTACAACGGCCGCACCTACCAAGTCTGGCAAGACCGGAACTGGGTAGACCACGGCAACTACAAGCGTTTCGTGCTTGTCGAGGAGACCGCCGAACCATGAGCGCGCTTTCCTGGGCAACCGTACAAGACGCGCTTTACGACGCTGTGAAGGCAGCGCTGCCGACGTGCGCCGTGGTCTGGGCAAATCCGGTCGCGCCCATGCCGGCCAAACCGGTCGCCATGCTGAACCTGACCCAGCGCGACATTCCGCAGGGCCTGCCCGGCCGTGACGAGGTCAACGCGACCGCGACGGCGGGCACGGTCAAGTATTCGTTTCACCGCCGGCACATACTTTCGGTCAACGTCTACAGCAACACGACATTCGGCGACGGCCATGCAACGGCGCTGCTAGCCCAGCTGAGCCGCGAGATCCGCAAAGATGCGCGCACAGCGGCCTTGTTCACGGCGGGCGTCAAACTCGGCACCATCGGGCAAGTGCAGGACCTGTCGGCGCTACTCGACACCCGCGCAGAGTCGCGGGCGCAAGTCGATATCACGATCGGCACGCTCGATAGCGCGACTGAGGCTGTCGGCTGGATCGAAACGGTAGACCTAAGCGGAATCAAGGTTGATGGCGTCGCCATCTAGGAGTCAATACCATGAGCAAGTTGCCCAATTCAACCCTCGCCGACATCACGATCAACCTGATCGGCGCGGCGCAGTCTGTAGACGGGTTCGGCGTCCCGTGCATTATCGACACCGAAAACGTCAAGAGCGCGGGCGCCTTGGTGCCGGTGCTGACCACTTGCTACAGCCTGCAAGACGTGCTCGCAGCCGGCTACACCACACACAGCAAGGCCTACGTTCAGGCCATGCATTTGCTTTCGTACACGCCCAAGCGCGTCAAGAAGTTCATCGTTGCCAGCGTCAGCGCCTTGAGCAATGCGGAGTTGACCGCAGTCGAGGCGGCGAATTCGGTGTGGTATCTGATGCTGGTGACGAGCCGGGCGTACGCTGACCTGCAGGCCTGCGCGACGTGGTGCGACACCGTAGCGGCCCGCCGGCATGTATTTGTCGGCGAGACCCAAGACGCGGCGGCGTTCGGCACCGGCGCGAGCGTGTTGAGCCTCTTTGAGGCCAGCAACCGCACCCGGTCGGCCATCGTCGCCCGCAAGGTGAACGCGCAGCAGGTCGAGTTGACCATCTCGGCGGCCTACGTCGCGGCCAACAGCATTACGCTCAAGGTCAACGGGGTGACCCCGGCAGGCTTCCCGGTCGTGTTCAACACCGACAGCGACACGACCCTTGCCGCGGTGGCTTCGGCAATCGCCGCCGGTACCGGGTCGATCGGCGCGGCGGTTGTGCAGACGGTAGCGGGCGGTACCAACAACGACCGCACGATCCTCTTGACGGCGGCGAATCCGCTGATCCCAATGGAGATCACCGACTATGTTTGCACGAATGGCGCCAGCCAGAACACCGCCAGCATCACGCAGACCAACGCGGGCGCGGGCGCAGCGGATGCCGAGCTTGTCGGCTTGCTGATTCCGCAGGGTCTCGGCGAATCGACGGCGGCGGGCAAGACCCTGCCGGGCTTGGTCGCCGACGACCTCAGCCAGAGCGAATATGCCAACGTGACCAGCCACGGCGGCAACGTCTATGTCAATATCGGCGGTGTGTCGCAGTGCCAACAAGGCAAGACCTCGGGCTTTGTGGCCCCCGGCGCCCACGCGTTCTTGGATACAATCTTTATGCGCGACCGGCTGGAATCGGACCTGCAAGCGGCGGCGATCGCCGTCATGACCCCGCAGACCGGCAAACTGAACTACGACAACGGCGGCATCCGCGCCTTGTCGGGCTCGCTGATCGGCGTCTGCAACGGCTATGTAACCAAGGGCATGTTGATGCCGTTCGACACCAACACCGATTGGACGATCCCTGACATCTCGCAGGTCGCCCCGGCGGACAAGACGGCGCGGCACTTCCCCGGCATGTCTGCGAATCTGAAAGGCACCGGAGCCATTCAGTCGATGGAATTGACCCTCAACATCCAGGTTTAAGGAGGCAAAATGCCCGGTCCTTTGGGTACCTACAGCGCAAGCGATTGCATCGTGATTGTCGACGGCAAGCCCCTTAGCGGTTTCTCGCCTGATTCGATTGTCACGGTCGAATACAACAGCGCGGCGGCGACGCTGACCGAGGGCGCAGACGGCACCCCAGCCGTTGCCTTCAAGCGCGGGATGCGCGGCGGATCGTTCAAGGTCAGCCTGATGCAGACCAGCATGGACAACGGGTTCCTGTCGGCGCTCCTACAGGCGCAGAAGTTCGGCACGTCCAATGGAGTGAGCGCGTCGATCGCGATCACGTCGTCGGGCGAAACGCACTCCATGCCTCGCGGCTTTATCGAGCAGGAGCCGTCGGCAAGCTACAACGGCGAGATCGGCACCCGCGAGTGGACGCTGATCGGCCAAATGAATAGCGCCTATCAAGGCAACGTGAGCTAACCATGTTGGAAGTCAAGAGCTTGCAGATCAACGGCCACGCCTACACGATCGCGCAATTGCCGGCGTCGCAGGCGCTTGACGTGGCGTGCATTGTGGCTGACTGGCGCGGGCGCATCTTTGGCGCAATGGGAGACGATGCATTGCACTCGCAAGACGCGCCAATTGGCGTGGTCAGCGGCGCAGGGCGGTCGATCTCTATGATGGCCCGGATGCTGCGCGATCCCGAGTACCGCA